CTAAACAGGGCACCGCCAAACATACCCGCCACACCTGCCATGTGGAATGGATGCATGAGGATATTATGTTCCGCCTGAAAGACAAACATAAAGTTGAACGTGCCTGAAATACCCAAAGGCATACCGTCACTGAATGATCCTTGTCCGAAAGGATAGACGAGGAATACAGCAAAAGCGGCTGATACTGGGGCTGAATAAGCAACACAGATCCAAGGTCTCATTCCTAAACGATAGGATAACTCCCACTGTCTGCCCATATAAGCACAGATTCCGATAAGGAAGTGGAAGATTACTAATTGATATGGACCTCCGTTGTACAACCATTCGTCAATGGTTGCTGCTTCCCAGATGGGATAGAAGTGCATACCTATAGCGTTACTAGAGGGGACAACAGCACCAGAGATGATGTTATTGCCATAAAGAAGTGAACCAGCAACAGGTTCACGGATGCCGTCGATATCGACGGGAGGAGCAGCTATGAAAGCAACTATGAAACAAGTAGCCGCAGTAAGAAGACATGGAATCATTAAGACTCCGAACCAACCAACGTATAGGCGATTGTCAGTGGAAGTAACCCACTCACAAAACTCGTTCCAATTAGTCAAAGGTGACTGCTCTCTTCGTTGAAGAGTTGTCATTTGAAATTAGTACGGGACGTTTACTTGTTATGATAAGACATTATGACCCCGTGGTCTTGGTTAGGGGGTATGTAAGAGGTGGGGATACATATGCTGCTTGTACTCAGCCCCATTGTATCATCGGGGGGACTTACCTGCACACAGTGCCCTTACCACCTCATGTTATTTAGTATAAACAAATGTTAAGGGTTTTGTCAAGCTATCCAGGCTTTGAGTCTTGCCACTCCTCTGATCCACCACCATGACAGAAATTCTCTGACCCTCCACCCTTCCAAGGTGAATGCTTCTGGACTGCTAGTCTATACATCTTCTCGTGCATACTTATATCGTCTGCTACTTCTTCTTCTGGACGTGGGTTTTCTTTTGCCATGGGCCATGAATCATAAGGGTGTGGTTCAAATTTGTAGTCTGGATCAAACCATTCATCGTATGGTACTTTGTCTGGTGCTTTGTATGTCATCCTTTGTAATCGTGGAAGTCTAGTTTTAATACTGGTTCATCTTCAAATAGAATGTCACCTGACTCCTGTGGAGTAGACCATTCTTCATCATCTAAAGGTGAATCCCAAGGTTCTCTTTCAGTCATCGTTTTAATAGTGCAGGAACATCTCCATCGTCATCATCATCTTTCTCATCCCAAGGGTCATCGATCTGTGGTCCATTATATATTCTCTCGTCTAATGACTTAAGTAATGGATCTTTAGGGACAGGTTTGTTAAAGTTTACTACAAGTAACTCATCACCATGCTTAACCTCTGCCATCTCTGGGTGCATAGGTTTAGTAACTTGTCTTGTCTTCTCCTCAACAACAGGCTTCACCTCCTCAGTCTTCCACCCCTGACTCATCAGTCTGAATGCTTGATAGAATAAGTAACCGCTTATTATTAAGTAGAGAATATACATTAGTCTTTATTCGACACCCATTTCTTTTTATTCTTATCGTATCTCTTGACCTCACCTGGTCTCAGTCCTGTACTCTTTGCCTTCTTAACAAACTCCTTGTAAGTAGGACTGTCTTTTGAATGCCCAGTCTTTTTAGGACCGTGCATCATACGATCTTTCTTATACTTTAACTCTGCTTCTCTCTCAGCAGACTTCTTCCTTTCTTTCTCAGTGTCCCATCCATCTCCATACTTTTCCCACAACCAAGGTTTAAACTTGGCCTGCTTGTCAAAAATTTCTGGGAGTAAATTCATGAGAAGATAGTGTCTTTGAGGTATTTATACATTGTGGGTAGAGACTCAGCTAACTTCTTCCTCTTTTTATAGAGGTGCTCCCACCCTTCTACCTTACTAGCAGGGACTGGTGGGTAATCAAAGTACTGATATGACCTCTTCCTGACAGTAGTATACCCTGCTCCACCCAGAATGTAAAGGATGGGGTGTGCCTCATGTTGAACTGGATCACCCCCTACCATATGAAACTGGACTAGATCATGAGCACCTTCGATATCATACTTTGTATCCTGTGTTACATGCTTCCAGAATGGTGTGTCTGTCCTACGAGAATAATAATAGTGTGCCTCAACAAATTCTTTCCACCCATCACAATGCTCATTCATATTATGATTGAATCTATCTCTCATAAACTGATTGATACCAGGCTCCTCTCTTAAACTATCAACAAGAGCAAGGATACCATGATGTGCTGAGAATAATGAGGTAGATTCTAATGGTTCAATGAAACTATATGACAGTCCAATCATCACACAGTTACCAACCCATGCTTCATGCTGTCTACCATTTCTAAACTTAATTAGTTTACCTTCACCAAACTCTTCCTTAGCTTCCTCTTCAGTCTGAAACTTACTAGAGAATACATATCCCTCTGAAACATATTCCCACGTTGGTATAGTCCACTGCCATCCACTACTCATACCCCTTGCGTTGGTGTATGGTACCATCTCCTTATCTTTATCAATATAATCTCTCTTCCTTACGATAGCAGTGTCTGTTGGGATAGATGTAAACTCTTTCCATGTAGTCAGAGCACCACCTAGTGTAGATGCTTGCCCAGTACAGTCGAGATAGAGATCTGCATCAATCGACGGTGCCCTGAGATCGTACGGTCCTCTTTCCAGAAAGACACCTGATATTCCTCCGTGTCCATAACTAACCGAGTTAACCTTACTATCGACCACTCTAACATTACTACAAAAAGTTTCTTGTAGGTAGGTAGAGAACTTACTTCCGTCGATGTGAAACGATCTGTCTTTAGAAATATCATAAGGAATAAGTAATGAATTATTCAATGGCATCTTCTTCTCTTCTGCCACCGTTACAAATGGCATGAAGACATCAGCAAATGGTGGTGGATTATATCCGTATGCTTTTGCTACCATCCAGTCATGGAATGTAGCATCAACTAAATTTAAAGCAGGTGCTTGACCGTTAGGATAATGGAAGACATGATCTATCTCAGTAAAGTTTTCAAACCTACTACTAGATTTGTATGTTGCTCTTGCTGCTGTAAGAAATGTCTTGTCATCTATACCCATATACTTTAGGTATTGATTGATGTGTGGTGTTGTAGACTCACCCACCCCAATAGGATCACCACCTTTTACTACAGTGATGTCATAATCTGGAAATGTTTTAGCGAGTGCAGCAGCTGCCATCCATGCAGCAGTCCCACCACCTACGATAACTATCTTCATCTATCAAACCTTATATTAAATGATACGCTAACACGTGTGTGCTCTGTAACATTGGTACGTATACCATGCATTAAGTAACCAGGAAATAGTATTAACTTACCTTGCTCTGGTGGCATTGAAATAGTATGTGGTTGAGTAGACCAGATACTAGTAGTCGATGCCAAGTTAGGTGTCTGGAAATATAGATCTCCATCATCTCCTGTAGTCTTGTAATAGTATACACCACTTAGATCTGAATGTCCATGATGATGTGCAGCAGCATAGTGTCCTGGCTCTAGTCTTGCCATCCAAGATGCTTGTTGATACCATCCCTCACTACCAGTGTAATTCCAAATGTGATTCCTTAATTCCTTTGTGAAACTAGGAGGTAATATCTTCTCTTGAAAATTTGGATCAGATATAAGATGAGTATCCCATAGGTTATGCCAGTTGAGACCCATCTCTATCGCATAGAACTCATCCTGTATAGTGTCATAGTTTGACACCTTACTTTCGTATATCTTAGTAGGAAATATATCTTTGATCATACTTTATTTGGGAAGCGTTCCTTATGCTTTTCCCATGCCTCCAGTATAGCACTACATGCCATCTGAAAATAGTCTCCACCATATTTCATCACTTCATCCTGTAATGGATTCTCTTGCGTAGGAATATACTTATCAAGCTGGCCACTCTCTACAAACTGGTGCGAAAAGTTATAGACTTCTCCTGTTATGGGTATGTGTTTTGAAGCAAAGCACCCTAAACAAATCTTTCTCTCATTAAGTCTCCTCTCTAGTCTGTAGTCCTCATTCATACCTGCAACCAGTGCTCCTTCATGTCCTGTTTTACAATTTTATGATACCCATCCTCAGTTAGTATGTCAAATGCTATTGTGATCCTTTCTTGACTGTCCACTACCTTGTCAGTGCCATGACTGACCCAACTAGGAAACAGTGTGATCTTACCTGCCTCATTAGGTGATGACCAAGGGTCTCCTCCAAATGGATTGTAATAATTTGTATTAGTATCAGTAACTTGAACACATACATGACCACTTAGGTATCCATAAGGATCCTTACCGTGTGAGTGCACTGCTATCTGATCACCCTCTCTCATAACATTAGCCCAACACTGGACATATATTTGTGGTGGCTCAGGGCATCCCAACTCTGTAACGAATTGATCATGTGTCTTCTTGATAGCAATCTTTAATGGTAAAGCACTATCAAAGGTGAGTAGATTATATTTATTTGATCTAGCAGTAAGACTTTTGGCACCTAGTTTGGTACCCCAGTCATCCTCAAACTCATGCTGATCTATTATACCCTTCTCTTTATCTAATATCTCTTTCTTTAATTCTTCCAGTGGTATCTTTAACTGATGCTCACAAAAATAATACTCCCACGCTGCTGCGAAAGGAGTATAAGTCTCACCACTAGTGAATCTGATTAGTTTCATCAACAATTCTCAATAATATCTCCTCTCTCTTCATCATCTTACTGATGCTCATGAGAAAGTCAGCTTTCATTCTACTAAGGTTCCTGTATTTTTGCAAGGGGATCCACTCCTCCTTAACACATTGTTCTAAACGGTACACGACTCATCCGAACGTCACTCCGATACTAATTATAAGAGCAAGCTCTAGAAGAGGATGCCAACCGTGATCTATGTCTATTAGTGTTGTTTCTAACCCTGCCATATCATATCAGGCATCTGCTGTGCCCCTGGTCTGAGTACAAATAATAATATTCCATAGCAGACGAACCAAATGATATTAAATATCCATGCTTGTCTGTAGAGATACTTTCGTATACCCATAGCACGGTTAATCATCTTCTCATCTTCGTATGAGCGTGGCTCTGACGTTGCTAGTCTTCTTATGATCTGTTCAATTATCACTGCAACTATAGTACCTATCACTAGAGGATAGAATACAAAGTTTGCGAAGGACATTAATGAAATTAAAAAAGTCATTGCATTACAAAAGAAAATACATTAGTGAATGCTGTTGCTGCTAAGACGCAACCGAAAACTATTAGATGCATGTTAAGCTCCTGCTGGTACTGTTGCTGGAACCATCTCTTGATTCCTTATTCTAATACCCTTACCACGATCATCATCATCGTCGTCGTCTCCATTAATGAAACGTAAGAGTAATTCAATCAAGACTAAAGCAGTCATAGGATAAAACACCCAGAGGACTGCTATAATCGGAGATATACTGTCTGATGCGGCTGTTAAGTCGCTCATTAGTCTGTTACCTTTTCTTAATAATTGAGTAAGTATTTATACTTTAGAATAATCCAGGAATGATCTGCCCAGTTGTCAGATATGCTCCAACACCTGCAATCAAACCAACCATTGCCCAACGTCCGTTGGTAAGCTCAGCCTTTTCGTTAAACATTGTAGTCTCCTTTTCGATAACTTGGATAGGGGGTTCCTTAGCAAACATGTTTTGCCTTCCACCGTCTTCAGTAGTAACCATTGTTAGTTTGTTAAGTAACGTAACAATATTATATAGTAAACATTAAATTTATGTCAACCCCTATAGGTATGGATACCCACACCTCCATTAGACATCGTTATGGATGTCATCACCAAACGTTATCACATCCTGTCCACCACCAAGATAATCATACCCTGCACCAAATGTTACTGGTTCAGCAGCACCATAACTGGTTGTATCGATCTTGATGTCATCATTAAATGATATTGAATCAGCTAGAGTAGTATCAGGTGTGAATGTGATACCAGGATGTCCCACCCTCTTACTAACAGACTTAAGGTTAGTGTATGCTGCGAGGATGTCCTCTAAATCTTTCTCTGCAAAGTCACCATCCAATGCTGTGGTGAGTGCTTCCTTCACTGCTGCGACAGCAGTATCTAATTTACCATGTAATCCACAAGTCATGTCTTCCTCCGTAAAGTGTTTAAGTGGTTAATAATATCCTCTCGGATCCACATCAGCTCATTATAGCACTTTTGGTTGTGAGCACAAGAGCGTAATGCATTGTCTGGTTTATGGACAGACTCGATAAAGATATCGAGTGCCCTATTCCACACTTCTGTCTGAGATTCTTTGGGTATTGCCCCTTGGTCTTGCATAGCTAGGCGGTATTGTTGTAGTAGGTATTCGTATTGGTCAGACATAAGCGAACCAACCAGTTATGATCTGCTTCTCTGATGTGTGACTAACTCTTCCTCTATGGAAATGTGTCCAGTCAGCGGGCCAGATAACAGTATAACCTTTCTTTGCTGGTACGTAAAGGTCTTGATGATACCATTCAGTACCACCATCAGGGACATCGTTAAGGTATGTCATAAAGACTAGGTGTCTATAGACAGTGCCAGGTAGAGAGTTTAGTCTCTCTGTATGCCACTCCTTAAACCCACCACCTTTAGGATACCATTGCATACTCAATGGCTCAACGATCTGAAACTTAGATGTATTACAGAAGGGAAACCTTTCGATGTAAGCAAATAATACCTGCTGTAATGCGTCCAGATACTCCTGTACGTGTGGCATTGCTATCTGCTGAGGTAATATGCAATCCATAGACTCTTTCATCTCAGGGTCAGTAGTCACCTCACCTTGAGCATACACCTGTCCTGGTATAACATTTAAGAAGTGCTGGTTGTTCCAAAATTCTATGAGTTGATCACATATCCTGTGATCTATCTCTTTACCCCATACAAAGTCCGATCTTTTCTCACAGACTTTATCCTTATAAATTGTAATCTCTTCGGGTAAACTCATGTTGCATTAAAACTAATTACTATTCTCTCATCCATTGTATTTAACTCATCATCCTTACCATGTCTCAACCAACTTGGAAACAATACTAGAGAACCATTGGTAACCTTAATGAATTGATGCTCCATATTATATGGAGTGATCTTATCTTTAGGTGTATAGTATGGATAGGGGTTAGGATTATGAAAGTATATCTTCTGGTCGTTATCTACATTTATATAGAGAGCACCTGAGACAAGAGATTGTGGATGACAATGCTCCCTAAGTATACTATTCTTATGCTGTATGTTAGACCAAGTATATGTTATGAGACTAGGGATGTTACCCACCTTCATATTATATTCGTCTACCATTGCCTGTAGTTTAACATGTATGTCCTTACTAAGCAATGGGTAAGTCTCATGGGGGTTGTGTGTACTAAAACCATTACCCTTAATAGACTCATGATTGAGATGTTTAATCTCTTTAATTCTTTTCTTCAAGTAGAAGCATTCTAATTCTGTTATAGCATTAGGAATATATTCTACAGGCACTGGGAATAGATTGTATGTCATGCTGACACCACCCTAATAGGGTCACCATCCCACAACTTATACTTAACCTTATCTACATGTCCTCTGATATTAAATGAAACTATAGTCCTTCTCTTATCAGATCTATTACATGGTGCTTCATGCATTACAGTTGCAGGGAAGATTACCATGTCACCCTCATTTACAGGTGGTTGGAAGGTCTCTAGGTTACCATTCCAAGGGTTCTTGAATGGTGAGTAGAACATAGTAGGTTCATGTACCTCTGGATCAAACTCCACGTACATGACACAAGACCACCCACTGTGTCCATGAGTGTGCACCTGATGTTGGACTCCTTTATAATATTTTTGGTACCACATGTCAGTAAACTCTACTCTCCTCTCGCTGGAGAATTCAGCTAGGTATGGTTTGATGACACTGATAATTGTCTCTCCATACTCAGGCAACTCTACTGATGACTCTGATGCATTGACAAAGAAATCTGTAAACAAACCATTATCCTGTGGATCAGAATGCTCAACTGACTCAGGTGGTAGTGCATCTAATATTTTCTTCTTGTTTAAATCCCAATTCGCTATCTCGAAGTGCACAATAGGGACACTGAACATACTATGGACTGCCATAATTCTTTATAAACCACTCGGCATCAACAACAGCAAGAGCTTTCTTTCTATTCTTCTTCATGAATAGTATAGGTTCATGATCTCCTGCATTAGCACACGCTTGATCGTATGCATCATAAACATTTAACTTCTCTTGATTCTTACACTCTATACTAAACGGAAACTTTTGTCTAGCATCACGAGCCATAATCAAGTCTTCTCCACCCGCCCCCATCGATCTCGACTCGATGTCCTCTGGATGTATATTCCTCTGCTCTATCAGTTGGTCTCGCACCCACTGCTGAAAGAGTCTTCCCTTCGCTTTCGCTGACTGTGGTCTCATAATTATCAATCACATGTGGCACTAAGAAGTATTCCATTAGTTGAATGCGTCTAGTAAGTGTTTCAATAGTATCATCAGGTAGTATCTCTACTTCCCTCTGTGCTAGTATCTCTCCACCATCTAACTCTTCATTAACTTTATGTACTGTGCATCCTGTTACCGTATCATTACTATCTAGGGCTTGTTCAACAGCATGTAATCCCTTATACTTTGGTAGGAGAGATGGATGTACATTAATAATAGGGCAATGGAATGCTGAAGGATTCTTCAGGACTCTCATATACCCTGCTAATATTATTAGATCTACATTCCAAGCTTTAAAAAGAGCAACCATCTCGTCCTCTTTCTTATGCTTGATATGTATATGTGCTATCCCAAACTTGGCTGCTCTCTTTACTGCTCCACAATCTTTCTTATCATGTATCATAAGCACAACTTCGTGCTTAGTACATGTCCTAACTATGTTTTCAAAGTTTGTACCCTTTCCAGAGCACATGACTCCGAGTCGCTTACTCTTCGTCGTCTTCGTCAGTGTCATAGGTTTCAATCACAGATAGTTTTTGCTGAAGAATTGCTAACTTCTTCTTTAACTGCTCATTCTCTTGGGTTAACGTTTTAATTTCTTGTTCGTAAACGATGATCATGTCTTCGAGTCGTAGGTTACGTTGCTCTAACTCCCAATCCATTGTAGGAGTCCTGTAGGTAGACAGAAGTACTTATTCATTTAAGATCCTCTTTATTTTTGAGGGGATATTCGGGTTCGTCCTCTCCAACTGGATGCATGAAGTGTTCAGTGTCAAAGTATGATATACCAGGTGGAGTTGGATCATCATAAGGACCATCTAACTTCTTCTTGTATTCTCTTTCATCTAACACCTCATTGATAAGGATTTTCATCTCCTTAACATACTCAGGGGTAAATAACCTCCGAGGTTTGACTATCATAGGCTTATACTCTTGAGGTGTCAAGTCTTTAGGGGCATCTGGGTCCGCTGGACCTGACATACCTTGAGTGTCTATGTAACTTCCTTTCTTTAATGTCATTGGTTATGTAACTCCCTTGCGTTACCACAACGGTTTGCACTTGGTATCTGTGCATCAAATATTTTATTGGCGAACACTTGATTGTCTGCCTCCACTATGGTCTTGTGGTACTTAGTACCAGTGGTCGGCAGACGATATGTGACTTCAAATTTTTTCATAAAAAATGGGGACTATTACGTCCCCACTATTTATAGGTTAGTTAAGCAGCTTGTAGTTGCTTGACAAACTTATGTCCTCTATATGATAGGACTACTTCCTTCTTGTTGGAAGGACGTACGGTCTTAGTGTCGTACTTGACACCACGATAAGTGACTTGTGCCATTGGCTTTCTCCAAAGGTAGGGTGGATAAGACCCGTTCCTTCAGTCGGCATTTGCGTCCCAACATCCTGTCGTTTCATCCTTAACAATCGAAATCATTTCTGCTTTCGTTTGATCCTCAACCTTGTATGCCCTCATCTTATCGACGAGTTCATGTGCCTCGGAGCATGTTAAAGAAGTAGCGATTAAAAATGGAATCATGGGATGAACGTATCCGTTCCGTGTCGGCTTACTTGCGACCTCTAGTGAGGTTGAACGTATTGGTATGTTACCATACCCTAACTATTTATGCAAGTAAAATGTATTACTTGTTACATTTCTTAGTCGGACCACATTTCATAATACTGTCCAACCTTTTCTGCCCGATCAAGTTGTGTGGTTTCCATTTCAACTCCCTCTTCAGGGAACGCAGGAAATATAAGTGGTCCTTTATACCAGCTTTCGGGTCTTTCAGCGAGGAAATCAGTCTCTCCTCGCTTGTCTTCCGTCTCATTCAATTTTCTAAACCATCGATCCCTAACCCTTCGCCATAGGTTAGAGCTTAAATCCACTAAAGGTATTAGATTCGACATCTTGTTTAATCCCTCCAACGATATAAGATTCAATCTCAGTTTCCTGCGGAGCATTCTGCTGACCTTTACTATTTAGCCAGTGTTCTGTCCAAGGCAACGGATTGTTCTTGGCGGGTATATCGTAGATAGGATCAATACCTATCGCTTTCATTCTTCTATTAGCGATCCACTCAACATATTGACAGAGTAATCTTTCATTCAATCCAATCATTGGTCCTTGAGAGAAGAGGTATCTAGCCCAGTCCTTCTCTTCTTCAACTGCATCCCTAAACATTTGTACAACAGTGTCCTTCTCTTCTTCTCCAATCTCTTTCATGACTGGATCATCATTCTTCTTCCACTTGTATATTATTTTTTGAGTAAGTGCAAGATGTTGAGACTCGTCTCTTGCAATAAGGGATATGATTTTAGCAGATCCTTCCATGAGCTTAAGCTCACCAAAAGCAAAAGAGCAAGCGAAAGAGACATAAAAACGAATGCCTTCGAGGATGTTAACATTTAAGATTGCCTTGTATAAATGACGTTTAAGATCTTTTATTGTCCATACAAAACTAGGTGATGACCTAGCACTTGGCTGCCACATATTACTGTTAGCATACATGCCAGCATAATCTATAAAATCATTGTATGCTTTCGTCACAGACGAAGCACGTGCCATTATCTTATTATCATCTAATACGCTATCGAATACCTCTGTCGGATCAGCGTATACATTTTTTATTATGTGAGTGTAGGAGCGAGAGTGGATCTGCTCCATGAATTCCCAGACACCCATGCACCCTTCTAATTCTGGAAGACTACAGTAAGGTGAAAATGCCATGCCAGGACCACGTCCTTGCACAGAGTCTAGGAGTATTTGATACTTCAAATTTGAAGTATAGATATGCTTTTGTTGTTCAGATAGAGTCTTGTAATCTGCTCTATCTTTCTGGAGTGATACCTCTTCAGGTCTCCAGAAATATCCGAGTTGTGTTTGGGTTAACTTATCAAAGTCAGGATACTTATACTCATCGTACCTCTGCATTCCCAGAGGTTTGCCAAAAAACATTGGTTGCTTCTTGGTGTCTACCTTATCGGTATTGAATACGCTAAGCCCCATGTTCGATATCCTCTTGTTTTTTATAAAAATCAGCTAGACTTGATTGACAGTTAGGTGGCTCAGGATCTTTGATACCCTTCTTCCTTTTCCAATCATTATACATGGCACCAACTACCCATGACTGAGACAGACTCTTAGGTCCATTCTCTAGTAACTCCATCTGATACTTGGATAACACTTTCATATTAATATACTCATGTCTCCATGCATGTGGATCTTCTTGGGGAAGTTGTGTCATTTAACACCTCGGATAGTGTTCCATAATATTTTCCATAAGGACTTACTAGCACTGCCTTGCAACTCATCAAACACATACATGTTTAGACGGAATGCATAGTTTGCTTCAGTGATAAGAGCATTCTTCTGATGCTCATCAAAGTTTAAACCATCCAGCACTGCTCTGTATTCAGTCTTCCATGCCTTCGAGTCCTCAATACGAGGGAAGTCATAGAAGTGAAGACCCTCACCCACAGGTGGATTGAGTGCCTTCTTAGCAATGGCTTTTAGTATCTGACCACCAGACAGGTCACCAATGTAACGTGTATAGTGGTGTGCTATTAGTAAGTATGGATCTTTCTCTGCTACCTCATTGATCCTGTAACAGTATGTGTTACAAGCTTCAGAAGGTATCAGATTGTCCCTCCAGATCGGACCCTTGAAGTATCTCAGGTCTCTTTCGATGAAGGACGTGCGATTAAGTGTAGCAGACCATCGCTGTAGATTTTTGACATAGGGGTCAGTTGATTCACTGACACACTCCTCCATCGTGCTATACACGTAGTAGAAATCAGTAAGTAACTTCACATACTCATCAGGATTTAATACTCCCTTAAGAAATTGTGATACAAACTTAGAATTTTCTGCTGCACTGTGGGATTTCTTAGTTCCCTCTTTCAATTCTTTACTAAACATAACAACCATCACACTCCGATTCGTCTGCGTTTAACAATTCCTCAACAAGTGAATCAATGTTACCATTGTCTTCATCTTTCCATGCTATTGGGTGTGCTGGTTCATCTATATCCTTCTTAGCATCATATGTATTCTGATAATAAGAGGTCTTCCATCCCATTTTATATGTGGTTAGAAGATCGTTTGCCATCACACTAACAGGTACCTCACCATCAGGATAATGCTCTGGATTATATGCCCAGTTGCCACTGATAGCTTGGTCAAAGAACTTCTGCATCACTGCGACAACGTTGATGTACCCAGAGTTGTCTTCCATATCCCAGAGGAGGGTATAGTTATTCTTGAGGGTTGTAAACGATGGAACAATCTGCTTAAGCGGTCCCTTCTTTGATTTCTTAACGGACAGGTAGTCTCTAGGTGGCTCGATTCCATTGGTTGCATTTGACACAACGGAACTGCTCTCCGAAGGCATCTGTGCGGACAATGTTGAGTGCCTAAGACCGTTGGAGGTGATAGATGACCTAAGACTATCCCAATCATACTTTAATTCGTGGGTAACAATTGAATCCACGTCCTTCTTATATGTATCAATCGGTAGGATGCCATCATGATACTTAGTCCTTTCAAATGCATCACATGGTCCTTTCTCTATTGCTAATTGATTAGATGCCTTCAGTAGATAGTATTGGAATGCCTCAGTCAACTCATGAGTCAGTTGCCAACAGGCAGGATCACTGTACTTAACATTATGTCTTGCAAAATAATGTGCTAAACCAATGAAACCTATTCCTAATGATCTACGTGCCCTTGTAGACCTCTCTGCTGCTGCCACAGGGTATCTCTGATAGTCTATCAACTCATCTAGAGCACGGACAGAGAGGTCACACAACTCTTCCATGTCCTCTAACTTATTAATCTTACCTACATTAATAGCAGACAGTATACACAATGCTATCTCAGCATCAGCATCATCTATGTGCTGAATAGGATCTGTAGGTAGAGTGATCTCCTGACAGAGATTACTCATGTAAACTTTATCTTTAAAAGATGAGTGACTATTACAATGATCGATATTCATTATGTAAATACGACCTGTCTCTGCTCTCTCCTTTAAGAGATCTAGTATGAGCTCTTGCGTTGATACAGATACTCTTGGAATTGAGCTCTCCCGTTCATATTTCTCGTAGAGGTCGTCGAAGTCCCCACTACCAAAGCTATCATAGAGGCCAGGCACATCGTGAGGGCTGAATAAACTAATATTCTCATTGCGAATGAATCTCTCATAAAATAATTTAGATATTTGTATACTGTAATCTAACTTTCTTACTCTGTTGTCTTCTGTTCCTTTGTTGTTTTTGAGAACAAGGATGTCTTGAATTTCTTGATGCCAGATCGGAAAGTGGACCGTAGCTGATCCGCCTCTGACCCCGTTTTGAGTGCAGCATCGAACAGTTGATTCAAACTTTTTAAGGAAGGGGACAACACCTGTGTGTTGAACTTCTCCCCCACGGATTTTGCTGTTGATTCCCCTGATTCTACCTGCGTTAATACCGATACCAGCCCTCTGTGCGACATATTTGCCAATAGCCATATCAC